GGAGTATTCAGGGCTGTTAATGAAGGCTTCGCTACCGTCAGCATCGTCCATGACGAGCATTTCTTTACCCGTTGCGTAAGTCTTTTTGACCCACTCAACGCAGTCAGATCTCTGCTTAAGGAAATAACCCTTCAGGTAAGAAGACACTTGCTTCTCAACTGGCAGGGCTTGAATAGAGGCAGGGAGTCTTGAAGCATCGAACCTAGCCAGGGCATCGTACCTGAATAGATTTTCGATAAGCATATGGTGAATGGCTTCATCTCTCACTTCATCGTTAGTTGGAGCCACCATCATTCTGTAGGTAGCTTCAAGCCACTTAGCCCAATTGACATCTTCATCAATTGGGAGGTTGTGGTCCGAGATGGAGGTTTTTACATAAAGATCAAAGTCAGGATTCAACGCCAGTTTATGCAGCGTTGAAAGTTTTTCCATGGGAGAATTCTCTGCGCCCATGTCTTCAAAAGTCATCACTCCATCGCCTTCTAGGGGAACCTCAGTGCCGTCTTCAAAGGCGACTTTGTAGGTGTTCTTTTTACCCATAGAACGAGAAGCGGTAACCACGAAAGCCTTACCGTTAGCGGCAACGGCCATATCCCCTGGCTGTAAATAACCAGTTTTCACGGAGACCTCGGATGTTGCCGTAATCAGGGCATCTAGAAGATTACGAGTCATTTGAACCTCGTATCTTTAGTCTAGTAGAAGATCGTTGGGGGACCAAGAGGTCTTCTTGTCATCGCTGAGGATGGACTCTAGGGTGGATACATAGTCCTTGTGATCTTCGAATGCCTGAACATCTCCAGCGGCGACCTTACTGCCAGCTTTGGTGGCTTCAAGGGCGAAGAGCTTGTTCATAGCGGTGTTATCTGTAGCGGCAATTTTAGCCATATAGACTCCTTGTTAATCCTACATCTTAAGATTCTGAAAGTCTGTTTTATGGAAGGACTTACTCGCTATCGGCGGGTTCGTTGAGGACCAGGACTGAATGTCCGGCCACCATCATCTCGCCTAATTTGAATCCTAGCGCCCTGATAATCTTAGCGTAGAATGCTCGTTTTCTAGGTTCGTAAGTCCCAATCAGGATCTTCTCATATTCAAATACCCACTCATTGAGCAAACTTTTCAGTTCACTCATAGAAAATTTTCCTTTTTCTTGAGGGATTTTGGTTGTCTGCTCCTCAATATTGGTCATGTCCTGACCCACTCTTTGCATACCTAACTGGACATAACGCATATAACGGTTCTGAACCAGGAAGAATTCGTAATCACCGATAGCCCTCTCCTCAACTACGACATCACCATGCTGACCAAGGCGGTCTTTGGCATCATCGCTTAAAGGGGCGGCTTTCTTGACAAGTAATTCGTGCATGGCTTTCTCGCTTAGTTAATGACCCCAGGTCTTGTCCTGGACGGTTTGCTCTGTCCCATGTCAAGATGCCCCCTATCAGGCTTCACAGGCGGCTTCTTGGGCTTAGGGGGAGTAGCTGGAGATGCTTGCTCTTGTGGCTGAGGCTTCTCTGGTTCTTGCTGTTTGGTTTCCTGCTCTTGTTGTCTTAACTTCTTATCAGCTAGTTCCTGCTCTCTATCATCACGGATCTTCTCAAGTCTGAGCCTGTCCTTGATTCTATTAAGAACATTACCGATAGCTGGAGTGATTCTGTCACTAACCACCTTGATATGTTTGCAAATGAAGTATGTGTCACGCTTTTCAAGCTGTTCGGTTGGAGCCTTTAGCTCAGGACGAGGCACACCCTCTAAAGAATCGAGGGAATTCAAATTCCACTGAGCGCCCCAGTATAGGAAAGCTGGGCAACTACACGACACTCTCACATCTAGATTGTTGATGGTAGAGGAGGTGTCGATCTTAGAAAGGTCAAACTGCACCCTGACTTCATGACCCTTGGGGTCTGAATCGGCCTTGGTGCAGGTAACCCTATAGTGCATGAAGAGCTTCTTAGGCTCGGACTTGATTAGTGATGGTGTGCATCCACCCACATACTTCTTAGAAAAATCGTTTGAAGCTTGTGCTAACTCCTTGATGGAGAAGGCTACTTTGTATTTTTTAGAAGCCAAGTGTTGGAGGGGTATACTCATCCACATTCTTGGTTTCTGCTCAGTTTCGGCCATAACTTACCACCTACAAATGTAAGGGAAAGTCAATTTACTTAGATTTGGGTTTCTTAGCGGCCTTAGCCTTCTGAGCCTCAGCGATAGCTTTGATCTTATCAGGGTCTTTAGTTACGATGACTTCCTTGACTGGGGGAGCTAGATCACTGGGAATGGTTTGGACGATAGCTTCCTCATTAAGATCTACCTGAGTTACGGTCACACCCTTTTCTTCGGTGGCAACTGCCACTCCAGTAGTCTCTGTGCCCTCTTCGTCATCGGCAAGATCTTCATCGGTCCCCTCTTCTTCCACAGAAAACTTGGAAAGCTTGAGCTTGGCGTCCTCCTGAGAAGTGACATTACCAGCTTCCAGGTCATCTAGACCTTTGGAGGCTAGCTCGTTAATAAGGGTGATCTTATCGTCGCCAGGAGCGTCATCTACGACAACAACATTGGGGACAGCATCTTCTTTGATCTCAGAGAAATAGTTGGTCTCTGGGGTCATCATGCTCTTGAGAGCCATGACTGAGGTCTTGAGGGTAGCAACTAGGTCGCCATTACGGTAGATCACGAAGTCATTTGTGGCCTCGTTATGCACACAAACATCCCCTGGACGGACAAAGAATTTAAAGTCCGAGAAATTGACTGTGTGGTTACTGACATACTGCTTCTGCATATAAGCTCCTTCATGGTTTATTACTGCAAATATTGAGAAAAAAATTAACTGCAATGGAAAAGGCCCCACCGAAGCGGGGCCTTATCTTAGATCCCTAGGTATTGATTAGGGACGAGTTACGATCATCTTCTGAACGCCAGAGGGGTTGAAGACGAGGAATCCAGCGATTTCGAAGACGCTGAAACCGATCTGACGGAGGTCAGGGCGATCAGCAGAAAGCACTGTGAGAGGAACTCTCTCAGGAATTACGCCTAGGAACTCAGCGTCAGCTAGGACATAAACTGAGCCGTAGCCCACTTTTCTGCTCTGTAGGACGGTTGCGCCCCAGAGGTAGCCCATGATACCAGTCTTGAGTAGGTGTCTCTGGGTCTCACGGTCTAGGGTGGAGTCATGCCACTTGAGGAAGTCAGTGTAATCGCGGGGATTGACGAATACATAGGCAACGGAGTTGTCATGTCTCTGGACCTGTCCGAATAGATCGGCCATAGCATCAGGAGTGATGCTACCAGATAGGGGGTAGTTCACATTGTAGATAGGATCGCTGGTAGCCTTGCCGTTGGCAGCAGTAGCAATCGTATCGAAGAGGTTGAACACGAAACCATCTTCAGCAGCGCCAATTTCAGCCTTTGCTAGATTTAGGGCGCGAGAAACGATGTCGAATCTACGCTCCTTGATCTGAGTGATAGGAATCATTGGGTTGGAGGCGATTTCGAAGGTGGGGACGGTTACGCGAAGGGGGTTAGCCAACTTCACGATGTCGCCACCCTGCTCACCTACTACGAATGCTTCAACGAAGGAACGACCAGTTTCATCGAATTCCTTGTCGTAGATTGGTAGTGCGCCATCAGGTAGTGTTTCAACCATGAGGGCCTTACGAGCGATGGACATATAGTCGCGGCGTCTACGGAGCGAAGGTCCGAGAGCGGCGGCAAGTTTCTGACGGCCAGCGGCGGTCTTTAGGATCTGACCTAGCTGAGCGGTCTGTGCTTGGGTGCGGGATAGAGTAGCCATAGTAGTTATCTCCTCTTATAGCAACGAAGACACGCCAAGCCAAGGCTCAGCAGCGGTAATGAGGTGGGTGCAGATACCCACGGGGGTTAGCCCGTTGTTAGTTCCGGGGGCAAACGAAACCTTCCCAGCAGTAACCTGAGAACCGTAGATGTACTTGCCTAGTCCAGCAGTACCAGCACCGTCTACCTGAGAAGAAGGTAGCTTGAACTTAGGTAGAGCGCGAACAACAGGGGTCTTCCCAGAACCGGAGGGGGTAATGGAGGAAGAGAACTGTCCAGCACCTAGAAGCAGGAAGCCGTAGGGGACTTCAGTGGAAGAAGTTCCAATGAAGGGATTGATAACAATGCCATTGGCATTGTTGGTGACGCCAGCCTTAACGGACACGAGCGCACCACTGTTATAGCCGCCAGCGGTTAGGGTTGCGTTATCAACACCAGGATCGCCAGTTAGGACTACATCAGGGATGGTCATGCCATCGTTCTGGCCGTAGTATTCCAACTCAAGATACATAATAAGTATCTCCTATAGAAATTTTGGTCGAGGCTTACCGGATCAGCACAGTGCAAGATCACAAGGAGATAAGTCTCATGTAATATAGGATTGCTAATTTTATTTCTTCTTTACTTGTACTTTTACTTTAAATTTGTGTCTATAAAAGTTGAGACCCCAGTTTCCCAGGGCCTCAACTTAACTTGATTTGTGTTGTTTATCCGAAGAGTTCGTCATCGGGGAAGACTAGAGAAGCCAGTGCAGTCTTCTCAACGCTTTGTGAAGGAGCGGCAGTCTTCACATTACCTAGGGAACGAATTGGGCGCTTCACAGCAGGAGCAGGCTTGGCAGAAGCAGCCTTCTCAAACTTAGGCTCAGTGGTTCTCTTATACTCGCCATCTTCATAAGCAACAGACTTGATATCGCCTAGGATTTCGAATAGGATGTTGTCCTCGTGGTCCGACTCAGCATCATCCACATTTCCCTTGCTTACGATCTTGTCACCCATCTCACCAGGAGCAATGACATCATCCTTAGCGGCGGTCTTGGCTTCACCAGCGAATAAGCCATCCATAGAGTCTACGGAGGCGGAGTGGGAGAAGAAGTCAGAAGCGTCAGCGAAGTCCATGCCATCAGCGTCCATTGCGCCTTCTAGATCACCAGCATCAGAGGGAGTGAAGAATCCTTCACCAGAAGCTTCGATGTCGCCATCAAAATCCTCATTCTCATTGGCTAGATTGTCAGCCTTGTCTTCCATTCCCTCTTCATCGAAGATGGCAGAGAAGTCAAGTTCCTCGCCTTCAGTTACTTCTTCCTCTAGAGCGGCAACATCATCCTTAATGGTCTGAATCTGCTCTACTAGAATGTCCTTTTTGTTCTCGGCAGGAGAAACGGGAGCATCAGAGGCATCGGCGTCAGCTTCATTAGAGGAGTCTTCCATAGAGGAGTCTTCCATAGAGGAGTCTTCAACTGAAGGAGCGGGGACTTCCGTTTCGGGTTCCTTGATTTCATTATCCTCAATGGGCTTGTTCTCAATGGGCTTGTTCTCACCTTCGGCCTTTTTAGCCTTTGCAGTCTTAGGGTTGCACTCGGGGCAACCGGGTTTACCACACTCACACTTAGCAGAAGCATTCTTGGCTTCGCCCTTTAGCTCTTTCTCAACTTCATTCTGCATCTTGCTGAGAAGAGAGGGGTCTTCGATTAGCTCATTTAGTTCGACCTTGTGCATCTCTTCGAACTTCTCTGCGACCTTGGTCCAGTGAGCATTTACAGCGGCCTGACGCACGATGGCGGTCAAAGCATTGGTGGAGTTCCCTAGTAGGGAAGAAGCCAACTTATACTGCACTTCGCTAGGAGCGGAGGGAAGTAGGGTCTTGGCGATTGTCCAAGAAGCGGCTACACGAGTTTTTGCTTCCTTAGCAGAGAATTTGGAAGCAGAAGCGGCGGTCTTGGCTTCTTTCTCGGCCTTTAGGGTAGCGATTCTTTCTCTTAGTGAAGGTTTTGCGGTCATGTTGAAGACTCCTGGTTATTTGAAATTCGACTTCTTCTTTAAAGACATTAAAAGTTTAAATATTGCATAGCTTTAATAGTTTACCTCATAAGCAATCTATTAAAGGCGGCATCAGTAGCATCGGCTCCGGGTAGAATCAATGAAGATGCGGCTTTACGCCTTCCTAGCTCTTCTGCGTCTTTGGTGTAAGCGGTCTTTGGACCCTCCCAAGAGTCTGCAATGATTTCTCTTACAGCGGCTCCAGGGAAAGCGGGAATCTCTACCCATGAGGCTTCAACGAACTTTACGCCACCGTTGGGTAGGGATTTGTGACCACAAAGCTCGGCCACTCTTCTAGACACACCATCGTCGTCAGGGATGAACTGCCCCTTATTGTATGATAGGTGGTTGCAGTAATTTCCATCCTCAGTAACTCTGTGTCCACAATATGAGCAGATAACTAGATCGGTGACACATCCCATCGAGAGATATTTTACTTCGCCATTTCTGATCTGACTCACAAGCTTTTCGTGAGCTAGGTCAGTTGCAACCAAGAGATCTACGAAATAGACCCAGACATCCCCAGTGATGCTGATCTTTCTGAGAACGGAGTCGATAATGTGACCTTTGGATTGCTTTCTGTTCTGCATGTGTTCAAGGAAGTTAAAAGCTCCTACGAAGGATCTGTAGGACATCTTGAGAACTTCGTTTTCCCAACCATCTTCATTCTGGTTGACTAGATAAGAACACTCAGGCTTGATGAGGTAGTCATCAGGCTCGTTCTCAGTCATGACAGAAGACATGATGGTGACATGCGAAAGAAGATACTTGGAGGTATTGCCAGCAAATTTGCTGAAGCCTGCGGTCTTCTGGCCGAAGGCTTTTGGCCCATGAAGCTTGTTCCAATCATTCAAAGAATAGATTGGGTCAGTTAACACGGCTGTTGCGGTTTTGTTGATTGGCATGGTTACACTTTCAAGAGGGCTTCTCTTTCCCTTCTAAGTTTTGGGGCTACTTTCATTCTAGCCCTATAATCATCAGAGTAGATCCTGGAACTTAGTTTAGCTCGGTTTAGCATAAGAGAAACTCCAACGCCACACCGTCATAGGACGAGGACACCATAAAATGAGCGTATTTAGCTCTCACATTTAAAGCCCTGGAGATTTCATTTTCGATAGCGGATAGCTTCTTGGAATCAAACTCGATGTCACGAGAGGCAGTTCTTGGAAGATTGACAACTAGATGTTGGTCGTGAATCTTGATATTAGTAGGAGTTACGAATGCTCTTAACGATTTTACAGATGCAACTTTTACAGCGGCTCTTTTTGTATCAACGGTATGATTGAATGATCCAATTAATAAGGAGGAGGTTTTCTCTAAATCACGATCTTCTTCTAGAACTTCTTTCTTGATCCCCTCAGCACTATAGTTTCTAAGGTCTTCCCTAGGGGGAAGCTCATCGGGATCTTTATGGTACTCCGATTGCTTTATGCCCATAGATCCCATCCACGCCTTATCCTCAGAAGAACGGAGAGGTTTATGATCATGCGTCTGCGGGTCTGCTTGAGTCTGTAACTGATCCTCTTCATTTCGTTTTGAAGCAAATGGGTTACCGCCATCACGCCCTGGTGCAGTCTGGTAAGTCTTGTCGTAGTAAGTGCGGTTCTTCGTGAGTTCTTCATTTAAATCCCCCTTTTTCTTGAGTAGGGAGCTTACAACTACCGTGCCTTCTGCACTATCTGTAAGCGGAGGTAGACCAGCATCTACACAAAGACCGTTGTCGAACAGCTTGTTCCCAGGGATTTCTATGATGTCGTTGATGTCGGCTATTTTGGTTTTTGACATATACTACCGTTCACTTAAAGAGTGCAATAGTCAGTTTATTATGAAAAAGGCCCCTCTATTTTATGAGGGGCCTTTCATCGGTTTTTGTTGGTTATCTGGGTTCGTTGGCTAGTCTCAAGGAGCGGCCAGTGGCATCACCCTTATTTAGACCGGAATCAATGAATTCACCGTAGACGGAACCGTTAGCATCGAAGACATCGGAGACCATTACAGTCACATCTTCAGATACAGCGGCCTGCTCAACCTGATAAGCGGTGGAGTAGTTGGACATCCAGCAACCTTCGTATACGGTTACAATGGCGTATAGGCCGGGGTTTCCTAGATTGTTTAGGCCACCCTCAGAGGGAACATCGGCAGTCTGAGCCTGTCCGGTATCCTTGGCTTCTGAAGCTAGCTCAGAAAACACGATCTCGGTCTTGATGTCGAAGGGCCACTTGTGGTGCTTGAGGGAACGGACTAGTCCAGATGCTCCGGCCTTATAACCGAACATCTGCATGATATTGGCTAGGTAGAGAGCGTGACGATTGATCGTCAAGGACATAGGCTGGGTTACGCCAGGGACTAGCTCGGCAATTTGATCGCCATAGCCTAGACCACGAATGGTGTCAATGTTCTTGGACTCGGAAATGTTGAAGGAGGTGGTCACACCCATCTTCACGAACTTACCCACTCCAGCGACATGACTGAAAATTTTAAAGCGGCTAGAAATTACAGACTTCGTTTGGGCGGAAGCGCCTTGTCTGTAAAGGTAGCTGTCAGATGTGCCTGCCATATATTTACTCCTCTTTCATAGAAATTAAAATGCAGTTTCCTTTAATTACTCTTCAGAGGCAAGAGATAGGCCCATAAACTTGGATGACTGTTTTGAAGACTTGGCGTTTTCTTTGTTCTGCTTCTCGGTGGACTCCTCGGCCTCGGATAGAACGGTTAACTGCTTGCTCATTACCTTCTCTACTTCGCTGAGCTTGGTCTTGAGGCGAACTAGATCCTCTCCAGCAGACTTGACTAGAGCAGAATTATTAGTGGCTTCTACGGTCTTTTTATAGTCGAAGAACAGAGCGGCAACTTTTTCCTGAAGATCTTCGACGAACTTGAGGGCCTTTTTGGTTTCGGTGGAGGTGATATCAGCGGCGGCAGTCTTGGAAGACTTCTTGGCCTTGATCTCGTTGTCTAAAGGAGCTTCCTCTACAACTTCATCATTGGTGACGCCATTTACACCTTCTTCAGCGGGAGCTACAGATAGATCGTTCATCATGGCAGACCCACCACCAGCAGAGCTTACACCTTCGTCAACATTCTTAGAGTAGAACTCACCCTCGATGAGCTTACTCTCGGTTGACTCAATGGCTTTGATTATAGAGTCGTTTAGGTTGAGAATGGCTCTTTCAATTTCCTTGGGCCAAGTGGAAGGATTGACAGGCTCACCTAGATTGGTCCACTCGTTCTTACAGGAATCGAGTAGGGCAACCACGGCTGAATCAACAGAAGTTTGCTCTTCAGTCTCTTCTTCGTCCTCTGCTCCACCTTCGGCGGCTAGCTTCGAGGAAGCCTTCTTGTCACCTTCTGGCTGTCTCTTCATCTTGGTCTTATTGGCCTTATCAGAAGATTCCATCTCTTCTAATTCTTCCTCAGACTTGTCTTTTAGGTTCTTTCCAGCGGTGTTCATGGAGGCGTGTTTCCTTTCTAGGATTGGTTCGATTTCTTGTAGAAATTGGCTGTCGTTAAAAGCGGGGGTCACCTTCTGGCCTTTGGCCTTCTGTGTTAGTTGGATTAGATATTTGGCGATTACTCCACCTAGCAGGCTGGTGTTGGTGTTGGCTACACCGGGGACAGTCTCAGCAAGATCTTTAGAAGCCATGGTGACTACTGCTGCCTCACCTCTGGTTTGTAGAACTTGTTCTAGTGCAACACGCTTCTGCTTGATGTAGTCTAGTACTCCCTTAGCAGGACTAACGGCACCTTGAATGTTGACTTGTAAATCAGTTTCGGAACCCTTGTCTTGGTAGGTCTTATCCTGTTCATATTCCTTAGAGGGCATGGCACTCTTAGACTGAGGTAGGTCCAACGCTCTTACAACAGTGTTGTGTTTTGCACAAGCATGACCCTGACTCTCACAGTCAGGACACTTCTTGGCTTCTTGTAAGGCCCTTTTTCTCATCATATTCGATTGCATTTTTCTAGCTCCTTATACAGTAGCATCAGGAAGTGTGGTTAATGTGGCTGGAGTTTTAGCTCTTAGAGTGGTAAGGGTGGCACCAATCCTGGTTCCCATGACGGTAGACCATGTGGTTGCGGCTAGGATTGGATCTGAGGTAATGCAGTCGAGTGGTCCCTGAGTCGGTGCCACCTGACCGGGTACGCCAGCAGGAAGCTGAGTCATAAATCTAACGGAGTAATTGGATAACTCAGTGGTCACTCCCTTGTAATACTCAGACACGGGAAATGAGAAAGTGAAAACCCCACCAACAGGATCAATGAAATCTCCTGCCATATTAACCTTTGGATCACCATAAGATGTAATTCTTTGTTTATCAGTGGAGTCGTTTGCATCACCCACGAAACTAGCCTGTAGGGTGACAGTTACAACTGAATTCAAGTGCTGAATAACGGGATGGATCTTCATAGTTCCTCGGTAGGAAATCAGGGGGAGGTTTTAAGCTCCCCCTGATTTTGATTCCTTATAGCTTGGTGGAGACCGTTAGAGCCACATCAATGTAGAGCAGAGCAAAGATGGGCTTCATGGAGAACCTCACATGAAGAACAGTAGGATCGGCCTGATCTCTCTCGATTACGAGATTCTTGAAGCCTTCGATGATCTCCTGTTCCACTAGGGCCTTTAGAGTAGAGGAGGCTACGATGGAGACAGAGTTCATGGTGGATTGCATTAGCTTACGACCAATGAACTGATCTAGGTTTCTACGAACGATCTTGCGAGTGTAGTCAACGATCAAGCGAGAAGTAGGCTCTCTCTTGAGGGGGCTGGAGTTATCAGTGGTGATCCAGTGACGAACCTGGAAGGCGCCGTTGTTCTCCTGGATGCAGGTAACACCGTCAGAGGCCATCTGATCCATAGTAGGACCATCGTATCTCTTGATGAGTCGGCTGAAACCAACTAGGTTCTGTCTGGTTAGAGTGGTAGCAACATCAATTGCGGGGTTGATCATCATTCCGACCATACCAGCGGCGAGGAACTCACCACCGACAGCGAACTCAGCGGTCTTACCAGCGACATCAATTTCTAGGATGGCTCCGGGGGTTCCAACGGCGATCATACGATCAGACTTAATGGAACGGGCAGAGTTTCTCATGGTGTCGGGGGTTGCGTAGTAGTCGAAGCCGTAAACTGCGGTGGCTTCTCCAGAGTTACGCTGAGAGGACTGGGTTAGAAGGTGACGATTTAGATACTGTACAACCACTGGAGAAGTGGTTAGAGGCTGAATCATATCGGCCTTACGATCAGTGCCGGGTAGAGGAGTTGCTAGAGAAGCGATTGCGGTCATGAAAGCCTGGTCAGAGGCAGTCTCTAGGCCAACTTCCTTAGCAACCTGGATGCATCCGAAGATCTGTCCACCATTCTGAGTGAAGAGGCGGGTAGCTAGGGATAGCTTGTTGGTTGGGTTAGGATCACCGTACTGAGCGTAAGCGTCTACAGGGTTAGTGTAGATCTTTAGACCCATGTCACTCTCGCTCTTAGCCACGGTATAGCTTGCATAGTAGAAGTCACCGATTGAGGGCTCATTACCAGCCTTGTTGTAGGTGGTGATGACTGCGGTGTCAGCGGCCTTCATTCCGTAGGTAGAGGCTACCTTGACCTTTAGGCCAGGGATGCTGACGGTGGGGACAGAAGAGGTATAACGAGCAGTAGCCTTGTTCACGGTGAAGGTTAGGGTGTCACCTGGACGGTAGTGGTAGGAAGGGGAGGGCAGGGAAGTGTAACCGAAGCTTAGAGCGTCAGTTGGGTTGACGATGGTGAACTTGACACCAGTTGCGGCATCAATGTAAGTCTGATCTAGGTAACCATCGGCTCCTACAGGAGTTCCACCACCGGAGTAGTTGAGGTAGGAAGGAGTGTGTACTCCACCAGTTAGGCCCATTCCATCAGCGGTCTGGTTGGTGGTGGTTCTGGAAGAAGTCACCTTGTAGCGGATAGCGTAGGGGGTCTGAACAAGAGTCACACCGCCAGTGAAGGCAATGGGGCCACCAGAGGTAGGAACAGCGTTAGCGGTTAGGCTTAGGCCAGATCCAGGAGCGGCTTCGCAGATGATCAATCCACCAAGGGGGGTGCTGGTGGGGTAAGTAGCGAATAGGTTGATGATCTCCTGTAGGGTTCTGGAGACAGTTCCACCATTCTTTAGGATGTTGACCACGATGGCGTTGGTTCCACCACCAGTGATGGCAACTGCGTCAGCAACGCCAGCACCAGCCTGTAGCACTACAGTCACAACACCGTTAGGAGCGGAAGAAGCGGTAGTGGTGCGGAACTGAATGGCGGCATTGGTTCCGGCTCCAGAGGTGTCCTTGGCAGTGGCCTGGACAGCAGGAGTTACGGTGAACTGAAGGCTGTCATCCTGGAAGGTGAGAGTGATGGTTTCATCAGGGCTTACACCAGGAGTGGTGGAGAGGTCGGGAACGGATAGGGCGTTGTTGATAGGCCATACGATTCCGGTAGAAGCGAAGTTTGCGGCTTCGCTTACAGCAGAAGCACCAGCAACGATTGGAGCGATAACAGCACCTAGCTCATTGGAGATCTTGTAGGTTCCCTGTCCGGTGATTCCGGGGGTTCCGACAGTTAAGGTGTAGCTGTGGTCGTTTAGTGCGCTTCTGTAGTAGGAAGCGTAGACGGTTCCAGATGCAGGAGGATTGTAGAGCTTGACAGTGCGGTTAGCCCCGACGACCTGAATGACGCGAACAGCACCAGCGGCTAGAGCGGCTACAGGGTTTGCGCCGATGTAGATCTGAACTAGAGCAGGATCGTTAGTAGTTCTGGAGAGGCCAGAACCATCAACAGGGCTGTCAGCTAGAGTGAAGATGGCGTTCTTGCCATTGACCTCACCCTGAACAGGCTGCATGTATACCTTCTCGTCAATTAGAGTGGTAGTGACTACAGAGGCATCGAAAGGAGTGAAGCCAGCAGTCCAAGTTCCGGTAGCAACGGAGGCAGAAGCTCCCCACTGGATGCGGCTGGAACCGTTAGCTAGGTTCTCTAGAACATAATCAACACCGTTTACGAAATCAGCACGGTCAGGACCGTAACCGACATTAGAGATGCTGGTGACATTGGAAGAGGGTAGAAGCTCGTAGGTGTCCTGATAGTTGTTGGAGTAGTAGCTTAGAAGCACAGTTTGTCCAGCAACCACGGAGGAGGCTAGAGTGACTAGGCCGTTAGGACCATCAACAGCTACGATAGGAGCAGGTAGCCCGTTCACAGTAGCCTGAACCTTAGAGGCGTTGGAAGTTACAACACCACCGTTGGCACCATCTACGATAGGAGTGTGGGCTACCTTAAAGACGGTGTTAGAGGAGGGTCCAGCACCACCGGAGAAGGAGGCGGAAGCGGCGGTTGCACCTAGATTTTCGAAACCGGAAGTTAGAGAAACAACGGTTAGGTCACCAGCAGATAGGGTGGTGATTCCAGAAAGAACTAGGTTCTTTAGGTCAGTTAGGGATCTGACTGCGATTAGGGAGACAGTTCCAACTTCAGTGGTAGCGTTGGTTAGAACCTCAGCCACAGTTAGGGTGGTGTCAGTCACACCAGATACAGTCACAACCTTGTTGTTGGCGGAAGTTCCGAAACCGGATAGGGTGATGGAGTCACCAATCTTAACACCCTCAGCAGGCCAAGTTCCAGTAGCTCTGGTGATGGTCTTACCAGCGGCATTGAAGGTTAGGGGTAGGCCAACAGCAATTGCCTTAGCGGTGCGCTGTAGCTCGATGGAGATGGAGTCAGTTCCGATACCAGACACAGCTAGTGCATCAGAGGTGGGAGTGACCTTGGTTAGAGCTAGGGTGACATTGTTACCTAGAGCGCCAGGGTTAGTTAGCGATAGGACGAGGTTGGCCTGCTGTGTCCAAGTAGCGAAGGTAGGAACCTGAGAAGACACATTCTCGTTAGCGAAGTAAGTATCCTTGCGCTTGAAGTAGTAGGTGACTTCTAGGGTGGTATCAGCACCGTAGATGTCGTGGAGCATTAGCTCACCAGTAACGCCGTTTAGGGAGGTTACGGCGGCTGGAACTCCGTTAGCTAGGACGGTGATGTCGGTAGGCTGGGAAGTGGTGGTTCCAGTTCCATCACCCTTAACAACAGGAAAGTAAGTTAGCTGGAAGGAGCGAGTGGGACTGTAGATGTTGCTCTCGTTGTAAAGCTGGTCAGTGATGTTTTCCTTGACCACTAGATCATCGGCCACAGAACTAGAACCTCTGTGGAGGGTCACATTCTTATTGGTGAATTCCTCGACTCCCTCTCCGATGAAGATAGGAATACGAAGGTCACCGAATAGGATGACACCAGGAGCGTCCGCCGATTCACGGGTGTAGACTCCTGGTTCTGTGTACTGATCGAAAAGTGCCATGTTTTTTCTCCCTTGAGGTCTAATTTGCGACTATTTTCCAAAAGCCCTTAGATAGATTTCGTTCAAAATAAGGATTAGAAAGTTTAATTCTCTTCCACTTATGCTCCTAGGATTTTCTGATCGGCTGGAGAATCGAAGGTTTGCTTATGCCCCGACTGAGACAAAACTTCCACACTTTCGGCTCTCTTGGCTTTGGTATCCTCGGTTACAGGAGTGAACTCCCCTCTTCCGGTCATGGAAAGACCTTGTGATCCAGTTTCTTTTCTTACCTTGTCTCGGACTTCTTGCCTCTTATTGATGTCTTCCCAGCGCCTATCTGAATCTTTTCCAATCATTACATCAATTGGAGCTTCAGAAAATGTGGATCTTCCAAGAGAAATACTGGTGGGGATTGCTAGGTATGCGGCTTCGGCTCCGCATTTAGGACAAGGGATAACCTGAGGGATATCATTTGTTCCAAAAATAATTTTCTCAGTTAGGACTCCACACGCACATTTATATTCTCTTAATGCCATTATTGCTCCTTTAAACGGTGCTTCTTATGAGTAATACGGTAAAAACTTAGAAGACCCGAAGGCAGCAATGCGAGGAGTCGCAGAAAGTTTACCTGGGAAGTCAATAGCGGGAGTTTCTTCACTGGTATCGACAGCAAACTGGGTAATTCTGGTGACCAGAGGGACATAAAGCTCCCAATCTGCGGCGGCACTGACTTCCAGGTTGTAGGTTGTAGAGGGCGCGGTCCCAGAGGAATCCCTGGAGCCTGTATCAGAACTCTTGGACACCTCAAAGATGGACAGTCCATTAGCTTCAAAGTTATCCCTACTCCTTACAAGTAGATGACCTCTTAATGCTTCGGCTATCTCAGAAGAGGTCATCCTATCATTGGATTTTACCTCTATATTAAAGGATACATTCTCTTTGGCTCCATAAACTTCATAGGTCTCTGAGATCTCTGGGGAGATTAAGATGGCACATTGGTCGTTAACGAAGACTTGATCTCCAATGCCAATGGACAGTCCGTCAATTAGATTTGTGTTAGCCGCCAATTTTTTGGCAGTAACTTGAGTTTGGCCGCAATCGACTCTAGAGTCCCAGGTGTAAGACTCCCCCATCTTAAGTAGATTCTTTAGCCACAATTCACCGTTCACTTGGATAAACTGGTCATCACCGTAGCGATTGCCATTGGAGGCGTAAAGGGTGGTCTGGCCGCTAGTAATGACCTCTCCTGTAGTGACCGAAGAAATTTCCAGGAGGTTTTCAGGGTGAGCGGCTGGAATGGCAGTTGGATCTGCCTTGATAGTGTAAGTTACAGTTAGGATGGCTCCGGCTGGGGTCCACTCAGTAGTTCTGATTTTGTCAGTTCCAATCCAATCGAAGTCCCTTCCAGCCTTTAACTCGTAGTCATCCTGGTCTACAATGGTAACATCACAGTAATCGGCCAATGGAAGATGGATATCTTGAGTCCCAAGAACCGTGGCAGGGAGAACATACACAGATTTTCTTAAATACCAGTAGTCCACCATAGGCACTAAATTACTTGAGGCCCCGACAAGCCTAAGGGCTAGAGGTGCTGGGTCAAAGGTCAGCACGGAAATCATGTCACCGTTTTGTTCGATTTGAACACTAGAGCCGAAAACTCTGACCTTGCCTACATCAATTCCTTTTCTGAAAAAGATGTTAGAACCAAGAGCCAGTTTGGATTTACCGCTTTCCCAGCGATACTTTTGGACAGTTAACACTACTTCCCTTGTGGCCTCGTCAACCGAATCCACATTGAAGTAGTAAACCCCAGGCTGAGGAGAAGTGGAAGTGTCTTTGAGTTCCTGAACCCACTCCATGAATAGCCCATCGTAGTTCTCCAGCTTACAAAGAACGGCCCTTCCATATTGATTGCACATGAAATAGTCAGGACTCATACGAGTCCCCTGACTTGAAATACCACTGATCGTGACTCTCAGATCACCCCAGCCTACCATAGAGTTAGTATGAACTGTTGCATCTCCGCCCATATTTCTAAATCTAGGGTTACGATTAACAATGTCTTTTATCTCTCTAAGCAGGTATGTTGAGAGATTCTCACCTGTTAGATCTAGCATGAATGGTCCTTACTGGTATTCTACAGCCAAGGGAGGGGGAACCTTAATATTCACAGGGTCAACCCACATAGCAATAGATCTACGGATGTCTGAAGTACCAACATTGGCAACCTGTCTTGGATACCATCTGTTTTGGATCTCGACTCTGGCGTCCCAATCGTAGGAGGTAATGACCCATTGTGATCCATCGTGAGCTTCGAATACTGCTCCAGGCATCATGTAGGTGAAAAATACCTCATCGCCTAAAATAGGGCTGAGGGGGTTTGGCTGAATGTTCTCGCCTGGGGACTTCTGAGCGAAGGTGGAGGTGGCGACTTCGGTGTTGCCTTTCTCGGTGGAGCTAATGCTAACGGACTCCGAAAGAAGTTCTGCTAGCTTGAGTGGGTTTAAGTACATATTTAACCTCTTTCACATAGTAACGGAAATTAGATTTTGTCTAAGTAACCAATTTTTGACTTGGCTTGCTTTATGACCTGGAGGGCGGCTTGAACCTTCATGGGGTTCAAGTCCTTGTCCTTTAGAATCGAGGCAATATGATTCAAATCATCATTTACATCTGATTCAATGGTGATCTCGGCACTGGCCTTTTTGTAAAGGGCAGACTTAAATCCGGTGCTAGCCCTCTTGCCACGGGTCAACCAATCAGTGACATTGGACCCATAATCCTGCTTGAACTTCGCTAGGGTTGCTGCGTCAAATGTCTCAGAAACATACTGATTGATGAGGGAGCGAACCTGATATCCGGCCCTCTTCACCTCTGGGTCTTCAGACTGAAACACATCCTTTAGGTTGTATTGAGCTAGAGGTTTACCCTTGACTTTTAGGGTAGACTTTAGCTGGTTTAGCTTATCAGCGATACCATTCCAGACTTTCTTGGTTACTTGCTGGTCCTCTTTATAGTGCCACTTCTCCGTGGGGGCGTCCCACCCTGTGCCAGTCTTTTTGTTGAGTAGTCTAGATTTCATGGTTGTCCTTTAGGTCATGATGTTGCCGAAGGAAACGGTTCTTCCGGCTGGTTTGGTTGGGTTCTCCCAAGTTTTAGTTGGGTCCGTTTCAGGATTGGTAACAGGCTCTTTGGTTGGGTCTGATGCTGTGAAGCGGGGATCAAAGAGGGCGGGTAGCGGGTTGTTGCCTAGTGGAATTAGGTAGCGAGTGTCCTTAGGCTGTAGGAGTTCAACATCAAAATCTTGTTGAAGGATTACACCCTTAGGGGACTTATACACAACATTGGAAATTACCATTCTCTCACCATTGCGTCTGACTATCATGTCCCCGCTATGCACGATTGGAGTCCTGGTTAGATAGGATTTGGAGGTTCTTTCGACCTTGACACCACCTTCATCCAAAGTTCTCGTTGCCGAGACATCAGGATCAATGAAGAGGATATCGAGAGGCCCGTAGTAGCCTCCGACAACTCCAGTTTCATAGCAAGAAGGGCATCCGGTTCTAGGTTCACCATTGCTGATTACACACTGGCAGATGGTCCCCTTAGTCTTTCGAATCATCAGGTAGGCTGGCTCTCCAGACTGCTCAAAGATCCACTGATTACGGCGAACCATCTCTTCGTAAATGTAGTCGATTTGTTCTGTGTCATAGGAATTGGCAATGGCTGAACCTGCTTCCCCCACTAGATGAGCTTCGGCCCCACCTTCAAGAACTGGAACGACTGTATAGAAGGTTTTGACACCCGAAATAAAGATGTCTACATAGTTGGTTAATTTCTTGTAGGTCACTCTGACATCTAGATTGGTTGGAATTTCCCCCTTAACTCCACCTTTTAGTGGGTTAGATGAGGTAGTCGTGACAGAGCCATCCTTGGCTAACTTAGCAAAGTTGGTCATATAGACTAGACCTTCCTGTCCATCTACTCTGCCTGCTCTGACTATTTCCCCGTTAACCTTTAGGGTTACATCATCGGGGTGGTTGGCGATTAGAGCTTTACCTTTGACTACCGATGACCAGATAGGGGCTGGAACTTTCATCACCCACTGTCCGTCAATTCCGTAAGATACCCAGTCCGTAGGCTGGATTACATACTCTACGAGTTCTACAGATGTAATGTCTCTGTAAAGATGGCCGGGATGAGGGTAGGCATTTAATTTTACCCACTCTCCAGGAGCATTATAGGAACGATATATGTTATATCCTATAACCTCAGGGTCAACTTCGTCCACCCAGAATAAATCGCGGGAGCCAGTGAACGAACTGTTTAGAACTAGAATTTCCTGGATCATTTAGGCTCTTATAGAAGGAATCTCTGCTGTCTCAATCCAGCGGAGAAGGGACGGTTAGCGGTAACTTGAACTGACATTTCCTTGAACTCCTCGGCATATGCACTGGCGAGGGATTGATAGGTGCTGGCCTTATTGATGTCAAGGGAGACACCATTTAAGGAGTAGCCGAACTCTTCAGCAGCCCAACGAGAGGCTTCAGCAGATAGACACTTAGCGGCGGCTCCGGTGCAGGCTACCATAGCCCAAGACTCTGGGACATTGTTGATATCATAGCTGTAGAGATTAAGGGGATTGGCCCAGTTCATGTTGTTGATGGAGAACTGGAGAAGACGGATGATGGTCTCATCGGTCCAGATGAAACCGACTCTAGCTGAGAATCCAGCAATGACTTTACCTGCCGTGGGGGGTCTGAAGTGGTAGTTTCTGTCTGGGTTGGTGTCGGAAAGAAGTTCACGAACCATCATTACTAGTCTTGCGGTCTGAGCGGAGATCCCAGGCTTCTGCGCCATCATTACCGAGGAAGCTTCATAGGAAGCTCTGGCTGGATCGAAGTTTGTCACCTGGAACTCTTCATAAAGAGTGTCGTAGGCCCCGCCTGCGTAGCGAGTGATATACCAGATGAGTTTGTATTCACCCTCCCAAGTTGTTGGGATAGTCATGGCGACATGGTAGATGCCGTTACTTCCGGGGTCTTTAACCGGAATAGAGTTGGGAACGGATACTAGAACTTCGGCCTTTGAGATTGGGTCAATGGCAAAAATGGAGTAGGTAACTGAAGCAGGATCATAGAGAGTCCCGTTTTCATCTCTAATGATGATATTGAGATCCCCAGTTCCTAGTTGTTTCCCTTGTGCAAAATTAATCATGTAGTCTCACCTTTAGTCTGAAACGCTTGGCGTAATCGTGTAAAGCATTCTTCAAATCATCAATATGATCATCATGTAGAAGGAGATCTTCAAGAGGTGGGCATCTAGCTTTTAGGCTATTAATGAAAGCGATTAGAACTCCACTATAATCAGCATCCATATTGTTCTTAATCCACTCAACAATGGTGGTAATTAAACCCTCGGACATTGGAACTTTGAAGGTGTCGCACTTGGAGATTGCCTCTTGAACTATTCCGTTTTCATCCCCGGAATCATCTGTTTCAAGCATTGCCTTATTTAGATGTTTGAGGTATAGTGGCCCCACTTTTTCGCAGAACCAAGGATACTTAGCCCAGTATTCAGGGATACCGTCAAGGCCACGACCCTTTACAGCTACCTTAGTTGCGGCTAGAATGGCTTTAACCATATCAGGTTTATTGAAATTGTCGATGATTGGTGTATCATCATTGGGAATTTCAAGGAAATCAGAATCAATCATATCTGCCGTTGCTCTAGCCAGAAACACATTATTGAGAGTCTTGGCAACATAAGCCCTACCAACATATTCCCAGTGTCTAGCTAACTCCTGGCTCAATTTCCTACCAAGATCTAGAAGTGGATAGGATAGGGGTCCGTCAGCGAACCAAGCTTCATAGAATTTCTTCTTCTCAGCCCCCAGTCGCATCTTTACAGGTGTTTTGGTCAAAATACTTGTCCAAAAGGTTCCAACAAGATCACCCTTATTTACACCCCTAAGTTCATCGAAGGTGAAGCCATTGGCTAGCGCCTTACCAACATCTTTCTTCTCTACCTGAACCTGAGGGACTCTATAGTTCGAGAAAACCTCAAGGTGGCACACCTCCAAGAAAGCCTGGAGTTCCTTGTTAAAGCCCTTTTCTAGCTCTCTATCGTGGGTATCCATGAAGACTTCATCGCCGTATTCGGACTCATCATGATGATATTGCGCCCAAGGCTTGTCATTCTTGTAGACGATAAAGAGGTCTCCCGACTTCAGGTAGTCTTTTGCAGTTGCTCTCTGAGTGGTACACCAAGAAGTATTACTACCTAGGAATGAAGCTAGGCTTGGGTCCGTAACCTGAAACACCTTCCAGGGTGGAGTATTGAAAATGATCTTGGCACCTGGAGCGCCGTCCTTGATGATATCCTTCTCTTTCTTAGTCTCTGACTTCTGCTCTTCATGTAAGTTCTCTTGAATGAAGAGTTGGATAAGCTCATCGGGAATCCAACGGTTGATGTCAGGGGAATGTTCGGCTTTGAAGGCTGGGGAGTTCTTGGTTTGATTGAACTTCTCTAGGGCCATCTTGATGTTTTCAGTCTGTTCTGGAAGTCTTAGTCTAGAAGACCTCATCATTCTGATGAGCCATTCAACATAAAGGTTTTCAGTAGGATCTGCGACGATAGCTAACTCAACCTCTTCTTGAGAGACTTTGTACTTTTCCATCAGGAATTCGATTTTCTTCTCGGTGGGTCGTGCCACCTTCAGGAGTTCACTTTGCATATCGGTCCTCATTGGAGGTTTAGAAAACACATTTCCTTAGAGTATTATGTGTAGGAGGCTCCATGAAGTACGACTCGTCCCTCTTGAATGAGGAGCAAAAGCTAGCCGTTGAACACCGTATGGACTATCCAGCGGTCTGTTTGGCTGGAGCGGGTAGTGGTAAGACCCGTGTGTTGACTCAAAGAACTGTCTATCTTATTGCAGAGAAGCAAGTTGAACCCAGGAAGATCTTGTGCCTGACCTTCACTAATAAGGCGGCGAATGAGATGAAGGAGCGAATTTCGGTGGTGTCTGAGGATAAGTCCCCCAGAATCACAACCATTCACAGCTTGGCCCTATCTGCTATTCGCAGAAACCCACAGGGATTTGGTCTGAGCGAGAAAGTGACACCCATTGATGACTATGACCAAAAGCAGATTCTAAAGAAGGTCATTGAGGAAAAGAAGCTTGAAGAGATCGTAAAAGAGTGGAGCGTCCTGGAAAAGATACAGTTCCACCGTGCCAGAGGTGTTGGCTTTAGGGCTGACTACACGGCTGAGATCCACGCTAAGGCCCAGGTGTCTCACGCTGGTTACCATGCCATGTCTGATGACGAACTGGCCGTGTGGGGTGGTTACGAGAGCCTTAAGACCAAGATGAGCGTGGTGGACTTTGATGACATGCTCCACCTCGTAGTCCGTAGAGGTCGCTCGGACGAAAAGTGGCGTCTGACAATCCAGAAGATGTTCCATCATGTACTAATGGATGAGTCCCAGGATACCTCTGTAGTCCAGTGGGATTTTGTGAATCTGCTTCTCGGACCCGACAACAAGAACCTCTTCGTAGTTGGGGATATCTCCCAGTCAATTTACTCTTTCAATGGTGCCAGCCCTGATCTTCTTTACCAATACACAAAAGAGTGGAGAGGTGTCACACCAGCTATGTATAAATTGGAGAAGAACCACCGCTCTGTCCCTGAGATTGTCAAGCTGGCTAATAAGACCCAGCGTTGCATGATTGATGTAGTCCCACTCCAGATGAAGTCGTATCGTGGAGAGCAGGGGGAATCCGGGGCCATCATTCTTCGCAAGGCCGGAACTCCTAGAGAACTAGCCCTGAAGATTGCTGATGAAATCTGGAATTCTAACCAGCTTGTCAAGGGCAGAGTTAAATATGGTGAGACTGCTATCCTAGTTCGTGCTGGATCTCAGGTCAGAGACATCGAAACTGAGCTAGTTCGTTATCGCATCCCCTACATCATTCGCGGGACTATGGGCCTCATGCAGACCGAAGAAGTCCGTGATCTCCTGTCCTACATGCGAATTATCAGTAATCCTAGGGACTATTTTGCCATGCTCCGCTCTATCGGTGTGCCAAAAAGAGGCGTGGGTGATGGAACCCTTGAGAAGATCAGAACCATCGCCAATGAAAACCACGATGGAGATATGATTAAAGCCGCTAAGGTCTACGGCCATGCTAAGTTCTCCATGTACCTCAGCCTTCTAGATGAACTGACAGCATTGAAGGAAGATCCTATCAAGGTTCTGGAACACACTATCAAAGCCACAGGCTACCTGAACTACCTTAAGGAGCGTTACAAGAAAGATGCTGATAAGGTAGAGCAAAAAGTCAACAATATAGCTAGGCTTAAGGATGTCATTCTTTCTTTGATGGCTGGCGCTGACCTAACTACTGACGATCTAGTGTTCCAGTTGACCATGCAAGACCAGAAAGATGATCCAAACACCAAAGATGGGAAGGTCATCGTGTCTACCATTCACTCTGCTAAGGGACTTGAATGGAAAACGGTCTATGTCGCCAATGTTGTAGAGGGTGTGCTGCCTCACAAGTGGTCCAAGACCGAGTTGGAAGTGGAAGAGGAGCGAAGAGTTGCCTATGTCGCCTTCACTAGAGCGAAGGATAATCTAATTCTATGTGTCCCTTCTATGTTGGAATACTTCAACAAAGGTAATGTATTTGTGGCTCCTAGTAGGTTCTTGGTTGAATTGGGTATCTGTAAATAAACTTTCGAGTCGAAGTCACGGCTACGGAGTGAAGGGCTAGGGGTAGAGTGTATACACACCTGAAATGTGCCAAAAATGTCAGAAGCACACAAATGAGGTAAAAAGAAGATCTCAGAGAGTATTAAACCATTTAGAAGGAGTCAAAAATGAGAGTAGCGTTTATGGGATTGATGAGAAGTGGTAAGGATACGAGTGCCGCTTACTTCATTGAGAAGTTTGGTGGGACAATTGTATCCTTTGCCGCACCTCTTTACGAGATGCAGAAGGCTATCTACAATATCGCTGGACTACCAGAAAAGAAAGATAGAATGCTTCTTCAATGGCTTGGAACCGAATGGGGCAGAGCCATTGATCAGAATATCTGGGTCAATGTCGCAGTCAATCGCATCAAGGAAACACCAGAAGACACCAATATCTATGTCACAGACTGTAGGTTTGAGAATGAAGAGAAAGCTCTCCGAGAGCTGGGCTTCACCTTTGTCATGCTCAAGGCTCCAATTCAGGATCTAGTCGAGCGTGGAGCTAGTGGAACCCAGCATGAATCTGAAAAATTCGCCGCATCTTACACAGGTGCCGACTTCACGATTGCTAATAACGCTGGACTCTCAGAGCTTTATCACGAGCTAGACAAGGTTTACTACTTCTTGAATCCCACTACCCAGCTTTCCTAAGTTTTCTCTTTAGCTTTTGTCTCTTGGCGACAGTTGAAGGCAACAAATCTACGGATTTGCTCGTCTTCTTCTTGTCGCCAAGGTTGTCTTGTAGCTCATCATACTCGTCTTTCGATATTGGAAGCAAAGCTAGGATCTCTTCACGAGACTCCTTCTTAGCTAGAGCCTCCAAATTTGGCTTGCCTTGAATAATGTCATCCACTACCTTGCGGAGATTTCTCGCAAGGGGATAAGCCTTATCATAAGTGTCCCAAGGAGTTAAGGTTTTTAACCTCACAGCTATCTCGGTTACGATGTAGGCTGTTGGAGGTAACTCCCCATCCCTTTTCTTGATTGCATCAATTTCTTTCTTGACTAAAGAACGAACTTCTGTATAAGTTTTGACTGCTGACATAGAGCTAACGCCTATCAGGAAAAAAGAGACTATATTGAGGTTACCATGTGACTCTTACGAACCGATTCTAATCCTGGGTGGACTGCCAAGCCAAACGACTTTTCTCACTGAAACCCCCTGCTTCTACTTTAGATACTGAAAGTTGGGCTTTACATCGTGATTGCAAGAGAGTAATATACAATTCTAAGTGAGGACTGAACATGGCCGATCTACAAGCTATTGCCAAAAAGTATCTAAGTATGCTCCCCGGTGGTTCTAGAATGGAACTTCCTCAGGTCTTGATTGAGGATTCCCCTGAATCGGATTGGGACGGAATCACCATCTGGAATGCAGATGCACCTATCAAGGGGACAATTAAGCTCCAGGAAAAGTGCATGAATGATCCTAGAACGGTTGATCGTCTTATCGCTCACGAAGTCTGTCATCACTGGCAACATATGAAGGTGTGGGAAGAGGGAGATAGTGCCATCCACAGGTTAGGGCACGGAAAGTCTAGCTACTGGTGGCAAGCCGCTCAAATCATCAACAAAATCGAAGGGGACGATACCTTCATTACTGAAAAAAGTGATGCATCTTATGTGTCACAGCACCCTAAGAAGTTCTATGTGATGATTATGAAAAGCCAGCGTGGGGAGCTTGGGTGGATTTGGTTCTCCAGGGTTACCGAAAATCTTAGACTACAAATTGAGTCTATCCTTAAATCCTTACCTGTGGCCATCGTGAAAACTAATAGGGATGCTTTTTTGAGTGCTAACGCCAGATTGCCTAGGGTTGCTATTCCTCGTGATGACGAAGCTATGGAGTCGCTTCTAGCGGCTACTTACGATATGTATGCAAAGCGGT